ACTACGCAATACTACAGACCCGATTAGAGTTGATGTGCTCAACGGTATACAACGCTTAAAACGTGCTTTTGATAATCAACGCTATCTCATCACAGCTGATGTGTGGCAAGCCGGTGAACGTGCTAGAGGCAACAGCTTACGTAAAGCACTATTAAGTTATGCATGGGATAATAAAGAGCAGCCAAAAAAGGATGGCAGGGAAGATCCACTTGATGCGCTTAGATATGATTGCATCATGTTTAATTGGCATGATTTACGAGTAGATCAACGTGAGTACACACCAAGAGTCAGAGGCTCAGCACAGAGTAATAATAAACGCAAAGTGCAAATAGGGCGCAATTCAGTTAGATCATTTTAACATCTAGCACGCACTCTAGAAAAAGCTAAAGCTCTGACTCTGCATAACAGCTTGGCGACCTATCAGAGTCAGAGCTTTTACCTAGAAAACCGACTTCAAACAAATTATTGTAAACTTTGTTTACTTTGTATACAAGGCATAATTTAACAAATATTGATAAAGATTTAATCTATGTCTATAATGTGTCGCAACGCCTAACGTTTTAGCAGGGGCACTATGACTACAGAGAAAAACCCAAAGCACATGAGGGCTATGCAGCCACGCCTCGCAACAAGAGGCATAACAGGCACACAGTTAAACAGTGGTGTCATCAGTGGCAAAGAACAAAATCCACAGCTAACCGGCCTTAATTGGGTCAAAGAAGCTGAGGAAATGTTGCGCACTGACCCTATTGTCAGACGTTCATGGCATATGCTAAGACAAACATTACTAAGTGCCTCATGGCGTTTTGAGTCTGGCATTGAAGGTGATGCAGTGTCTGATGAATTAGCTCGCTTTGCTAATGAGGCTTATGGCTTTGATGGGCATAGCGGGCAGATGACAGTAAGCTTTGAAGATCAGCTTGCATATCTATTTGAGTTTGTGCCGTTGGGTTATAGATACGCAGAGGAGATTTACAAAGTCGGGCCAGATGTGGATGGTAACATTAAAGTGTGGCTCGATCACTATGCAGATCGTGAGCCATCTGCTCATCAGAAATGGCTTAGCAGAGACAACCAAAAGCTTGATGGAGTTATGCAGAACCTTGTGGGCAGTTCACACCCACCTGAGCCTATACCTTCACACAAACTATTATTGCTAACACTAAACAAAACAGGGTCGAACTTTGAAGGGGTGGGGATGCTTAGACCGGTGTGGTTTTGGTGGCGCACCAAACAACGCACAAGCAATTTGATGTGTGTAGGTTTGGATAGATGGGCAGTGCCTACACCCAAAGTTGTAGTAGACAGGTCACAAGCTGAAATGATGGGCTTAACTGATGCAGATGTAAACGCCATGATTGATGAAGCAGAAGGGCAGGCACAAGCCTTTTTAGCTACTGAACAAAGCTATTTAGTTGAGAGCAGTGTCGTTAAATTTGAGAGCTATGAGACAATCCCATATCTGTATAGTCAAGGGCCGCTTGATATTATTAAGTTGTGTGACTCCCAAATTGCGTCTGCTTTCTTGGCACAGTTTGCAGACCTAGGCAACACCGAAACAGGGGCACGCTCAGTGGGTGAAATACACCTAAGTATCTTTAGGCGTGCTGCTATTAATCTATGTGACATTGTGGCCTCTGCTATTAGTGGAGTTGATCGCAGAGGGGGTGGCACAATTGGCAGGCTCATCAGATGGAACTACGGTTGTATTGATCCAAGCAAGTTGCCAAAATTAACACACACCGGCCTTGATACTGATGATCTAGCTGAGAGCATGGGGATGCTGCCACAGCTTGTGCAAGCCGGCATACTAACACCGGATGATGATCTAGAGCGTGCTATCAGGCAGAGGTTAGGCGCAGGTGATTTACCAGAAGAGGCGCAACGCTCAGCAATAGAGCGCACAGCTACAGGCAAGGGTGGCCTTTCATCATTTGCTGAGAGACTGATAAAAGGCAGGCGCAATGAGTAACAAAATTAAAAGGGTGAAGCTCACACCACAAAAATACAAACACATTAATTTCACACCACCAAAAGCAGCACAGCAAGCTGCTAAGCGTGCGCTAAAAGTGCGTGCAACAAAACCACCTTCACAGCGTGCTATGACCCCCACAGGGCTTGCTCGTGCACGTGACTTGATCAATGCAAAATCATTAAGCCCTGAGACAGTGCGCAGAATGTTAGCTTATTTTACTAGGCACGAAGTAGATAAAAAAGGCTCAACATGGGCAACAAAGGGCAAGGGGTGGCAAGCTTGGCATGGATGGGGCGGTGATGCCGGTTTTAAATGGGCACAAAAGGTAGTTAAGCAAATGAACTCTGCAGACAATAAAACACAAGCACTTAGAGCATATGGTGAAGCTCTGCAACTGGCAGAGTCTGTGCCGGCTTATGACGTGCCTGATGGGTTAACCATTGGCAAACCATTTAAGACATTAGCACTAGGACAAGTGTCATCTAGAATGAATGGTGATGCAATTGGGCAGGCTATTGATAATGAGCTACTCACTGAGATGCTCAGGGTTTATAATGAACGCAAAAATGCAGACCCTGTGATCATAGATTGGCAACACGCCACAAGCCCATTCAACAACGGTGCACCTGCACCACCTGAGTCTGGCAATGCTTTGGGGCTCATCATAGATTTAGATCTCAGAGATGATGGCTTATATGCTACCCCTGCATATAATGAGCGTGGCCTTGAAGTTGTAAAAAATGCAGGCGGTGTGCTTTGGTCATCACCTGAGTTTATTGCCGGTGATGTGTTCACACGAGATGGTGGCACACCGGTGGGCACAGCCCAACTATTAGCAATTACTTTAACCCCACGCCCTGCGCAGTCTAATGATAAAATTAGCAGGGTTATCCTAAACGAAAGGCTATCTATGATTGATAATCTAGATAACATGTCTGCTGAGGATATGCGCTCTATGCTCATCGCTAAAGATGAAATTGTGCGTGAACTTGAAGACAAGATCAAGGAAATGCAAGCAGATGCAGAGGCTCAATTAACAGAGTCTAAAGCAGATGATGATGCAGAGAAACTAACAGAACCAGAAGCTGATGAAGATGCAGAAGTTGATGCATCTCTTAAAGAAGCTGATGATGATAAAAAGAGCTATAATATGAGTGAGTCTAATATCATGTTATCAGAAGTGACTGCACTACGTGAAGCTAACACGCAACTATCAAAACGCTTAGAAGCTATTGAAAGTGAAAAGCGTGCAGTTGAGATGCGTGAGGCGGTGGGCTCACTACTGCGTGAGGGTCGTATTGCACCGGCCGAAAAGGCTTTTGCTAATAAAGCTTTTGAGCTTAAAGAATTACAGCCTGAGTTCTGGCAGATGTTCTCAGAAAGACCTGCAAACACTGCAGTGCCACTGCAACAGATAGGGCATGGGGCATCAGGTGCTGAGATCACTAAACAAGCACTTGATACACGTATTAAAGAGACTGCCAAAGAAAAAAGCATCAGCTATTCTGAGGCCTTAAATTATGTTCAACAAAATCATTCTGATTTCTACAATAAAGCTATGGGGGTTTAATCATGGCTGATAATAATATCATTGTTTCATTTATTGCAGATGGTGCTATCACTGAATTTGCACTAGTCTCAGTTACCGCTGCAGGCAAGATCTCAGTTACAACTGTAGGCACAGACACTAGATGTGTAGGTGTTGCGCAACGTGCTTGTGCATCTGGTGACTCTGTAGAGGTGCTTGTGTCTGGGCTCACACGTGTGATTGCTGGTGCAACTATTGCAAACTCAATCTCATTAGTAATGGCTACTGCAGCAGGCAAAGTAACACCCCACACAGGGTCTACAAAATACAGCATTGGGCAAGTCATCCCAAATATTAATCAAGTAAGCTCAGTGGCGAATGATCAAATTCTGATCAACTTCACAGGCCCACAGAATCTAATTCCATAGGAGATAAACAATGGCATCATCTTATAGTAATTTGCATCCTGTTGATCAGATCTTAACTAGCCTCATTGCCGAAGCTATCCCAAGTGACGATCAATTAATTGCAGACAAAGTGTTAGAAAATATCACTATCCCTGAGCGCAGTGGCACTCTATTGCTAGAGCAAACACGCAACTTTATGGGTGCAGCAGCAGGCCTAGATCTAGAGCGTGCAGCAGGCTCATCACGTGCAATGATCGGCTCTTTTGATCGTAGCTCACAAACATTCAAAGCTCTGATCTATAGCGCATCTGATAGTATCGCTATGGAAGATATTTTTGATTCACAATATGCAGGTAGTGAAGAGGCACGCATTGCACGCAAAGTTGCACGTGTGCTTAAACTTGATCGTGAAAAGCGTTGTGCAGATGTGTTATTTGATGACACTACATTCACCACGTCTGCAGCAGCTGCAGGCTTTGGCACTGCCGGTGCAGAGCCTCTGTCTGAATTGTTTGATCTGAAAGACACAGTATTTGCAGCAGCACATGGCATCAACCCAGACACACTTATCTTAGGGCGTGATTGTTTTAGAGCACTTGCTAAGAATCCTGAGGTTCGTGGGTATGTTGGTGACTCATCACAAAACGGTGCATTTAGTTCAGGTAATCAGATCTTGAATGACGGTGCTGTAATTGCAGTGCTCAGAGATGTTTTGGGTATCCCTAACATTCATGTGGGGCAAGCACGCAGGGAAACTGCAGTTGCCGGTGCAACAAGCTCAGAAGCATACATCTGGGCCGGCACTAAGTGTTTCATGGGCATCTTACGTGGCTCTGATGCAGTAGTCCAAAAATCAGGTAATGTGAAAGGAATGCCTGTGGCAGCACTTAATCTACAATTCTCTGACATGGTCGCAGGCCAATATGACGCACTCGACCAGACTAGACGTTATGTATGGGGTGAAGAAGTAAACAGTTTTCATACTGTTGATTCAACCTTAGGCCACGTCTTAACAGGCTGTTAAAGTGTATGCGTTGTCAGTGTAGCCATACATTATTAAATGAGTCTGATGCAGACGTGCGTGCAGTTAATGATTTAACTAAGCAAGCAAAAGAGGCATCTGGCGTGATGGCTACATTGATCAAAGCTAGACGTGATCAGCTAAAAGCTGAAATCACAGCAGAAAAAGATTTTGAAAAAGCAATGAGTAAAAGCACTAAAGCTTTACTCGATACAATAGAGCAGGCAGTTGCAGAAGCAGGCCCAGATATATTGTTAAACGCATCAGATGAGCAACTGTTAGAGCTACTCATAAA